TCAACTCTACGGTCAATACCACTGTTTTCAAGTGTTTGCACACCTACATATACAGATGTATCTCTGTTGATACCGTTACCAATTAGCGGACGATAAGCTGCATATTTCATGTTAATACCTAACATTTTAATATGAGTTCCATCTAAGTGAATATTACGAGCAACATTCATATCACCATAAGGTGTTGCAAATGTAGTAATATCTACTCCAAGAACTTTTTTCTTACCAGTCATAGCTATTTCAGAAGTATACATAGCAGCATTAGAATCGATACCAATCTTTAGATTGTTTTTAAAGTATCCACCTAATTTATGCATCCAGTTATAAACAGCTGTGCTTACAAAGTAAACTGTAGCACCTGCGTTATTATAGCGAGGATCCATGTAATTAGACATATCATCTAAAAAGTCGTCTGCTGTTTTAGTGGCTGTATCTAAAGAAAACTGATTACCATAATTTAAAACGTAATCAATAGCTCCTTGTGTTGTGTAGTATTCATCACTTTGCTGACCAAACAATAATGAATTTTCAATATCATATTTATGTTCGATTAGCTTTTCTTTCCATACACGAGCCCACTCGTTTGAATCATATTTTAATGATGTAGCACGAGCAGTGTTTGTCATAGCACAAGTTGTTTTCCAAATTTGTGTACGACCATAGTTTGTTGAGTATGGTTGATCTTTCCATGTTTCAGGATATCCAGAACCTTCATCATGAGCAGTTCCAATTACATAACATCTTTTATACTCTAAAGCATCTGCTATTGAAAGATCAGCAACTTGCTCATCTCCAGCAGCATTACCAGGAGAAAAGTTGTTACTAGAAAAAGAAGTTAATTCATTGTCTGTGTGAAGTTTGGTTACAATACCAGTTACTAAAACACATTCTTTTGAATCTGCTGTTGCTGCATCTGCTACTGCAGTTACTTTAACAACGTGATATCCTGTAGTTGCACCACCTCCAGCAGTACCACTAACAGGAACCTTGATTAGTTGTCCTGGTAAAAAGAATTTTGGAGCAGTTCCAACAGCACCAACATCTTTCTTAGGACTTCCTGTATTGCCATATATGTTTTGTAGATTTCCATTGTTGCCATAGTCTGAAGCCATATATAGTTTAACTGTACCACCTGCAGCAACTGCGCTACCTGTGTTAGCATCATCTAATTCAGCATCAGCAAATGAATCTGCACCACCAGATACAAAACCAGCAACATAAGCATATCTTTTATGCCATGAATCTCTTTTTTCAGTAAATTTAAACTGAGGGTCATCAGTAGGTTTCTTTCCTACTGCACTTACGAATCTAAAAAATGGATCTTGAGCAATAGATAATTCTGATACACGGTCACCGAAATTAAACTTTCTACGCATATCTCCTGTTTGCAGTTCACTTCCTGCACCAGGACCATTACCATTAGAACTCGTTACTCCTAGATTCGATAACTGAAATAAATCTCCATTAACAGAACTCATCAGTTATCTCCTTTCGATTATTAATTAAGTTCGGAAAGGAGTTATATATTTTTCCTTACCCGAACAGGTTGTCTATATCGCCATCAGAACCTAAAAGAGCATCAAACACATTATCTTCAAGTGTTTGGCTATTGCTCCCTTGGCTGTTGGCCCCACTGGCTGTTGCAGGTATGTTACGAGCATTTTGCATTTGGTCAAGCATTTCTTTTTTAGTAGATTTTGCTATATTTGTATTAACAGTATCTCTGTTAAGCAAATAGTGAACATCATCTAATGTCATTACATGCTTTTTAGCCTTTTCAACTAACTCATTATAATCTTCTTCAGACATATTATGCTTTTCTTTAAACTCTTGTTCTTCACGTTTTTTAGCCAACATATGTTGACGCTTTGCAGCGATTTCTTTTTCTTGACTTAAAACATCTTTAACTCGGTTTTGAACCATACCATCTACATAAGTTTGGAAAACTTTTGCAGAGTCTGAATTTGGATCTTCCATAGCTTGTCGCTCATCATATACAAAGTCTTCGCTTAAGCCAAGTCTTTCTTGTACACTTTGAGCAGGCTTTCCACCATTCTCAAAATAGCTTCGTACATGCTGCACTAAGCCACTATCTTCCTTCATTGCATTAAGCACCGGTACAAATGGTTTTAAACTATTAAGCTCGCTGGCCATTTTTTGAGCTTCTCTAGATGAATCCTTGTACCTTTTTTCCCAATCCACAGTATTTGTGTTGGTGCCTTCCGCTGTATTGTGGGTTACCTGTTCAGGGCCACTTGTCGGAGGGGTTACCTCAGTGGTTTCACTTGGGTCTTTGTCTTGAATCCCGCTATTAACGTTAGATTCTAGTTCTTCAAAGAAGTTGTCAGAGGAGTCAAACATGCCTTCTGCAGCTGAGTTACCTCTATCATTTCCTTCTATCATATACTCTCCTTGGTTATATTGTCTTGTATATTAAACATCTTTGTTATTATTTTGCAAATCTTTTTTCTCTTTTTCTAATTCGCTTCTTTCTTGGGCCATTCTCATATTTTCAAGAGTAGCTTTATATCTTAATGCTTGCTCTTGTCTTTCTCTATCTGCACTATTTTTTGCAATGCTTTGTATGTCTTTAATACTGGCCTCTGTTTTAGTAGAAGCTTCTTTTAGTTTACTCTTAACTCCTTCTTTTTCTTTGTTTATTTCTACAGCAGCTTGCATAACTTTATTTTTAATTCCTGCTTGAACAAGCTGTCTTTCAAGAGTTTCAATAGTTCCTTCTTTATCTTTAAGAGTTTCTTCCATGCCTTGTATTTTACTTTGCATTTGACTGTAAAGACTTTTGCGTTGTGCAATTTTTTCTTTATTTCTTACATCTGTTTCAGATAAAACAGCAATATCATCTATTACACCTAATTGCATTAATTGTTTTAATTCATCTAAATATGCCCAACGATTAATAGGTAGGGTAGACCCAGCTATAATTCTTACATCAAACTTAGCAGATGAATAGTCATTAAATTTACCTACAGCTTCACCTAGGTCATTATACATAGGTACATTAATTTCTACTTCTTTTTCTCCTTGCAATGCATTTGGCTGAACTACTCTAAATACTTTATTTGCTGTATATAATGATTGAGAGTATTGCATAACTAGCAAACCTAATTGCTTTAATGCTGGCTCAATAGAATTTTTCATCCATTGTTTTACTCTTCGAGTACCATACTCATCCATAGCTAACATTCCGCGATATGTTTCATGCTGAGCAGATACATCTCCTTGCATAGCTCCATAGATACCTGCAAGATATTCCATATCTCCTTTACCTTCTTGCACTATACTAAAAAATGCATTAGATAATGGAGCAGGTTGAATTGGTGTAGGAGCAGTTGAGCCTGGACGTATGGGTAATAATGCTCCAGGAGAACTTGAATATTGTTCCCAATGATCAGTATCTATGCTTCCTTCTTCATGCACCCATCTTAATGATGATCCTAATGAAGCATTGTGCACCATAATTTGATGAGCTTTATTTAATTCTCTTTGCTTGCCGATTAATGGAGATACTGCAGATATAGGATAAGGTGTTCCAGTCCATTTAAAGTGAAATGGTACTAATGGGAACTCAGTAATTTTTTCTGGCAAAACTCTATCATATAATGTTTTATCGCCAACTACAACAGTTTGCTTTATTCTCGTTCCATAAAATTTAACAGCATTAACAAGACTTTTTGCAAAAACTTCAGATTTCATCATTGATTTAAATTCTTTTTCAGAAACTATCATGTTTTCCATTTTAGATTGCTCTGCCACTAATTGACTTTGAAACTCTTGTTGAGCTACTTGAAGTTGTTTTTCCATTTGCTCTTGAGCTTTTTTCATCTCTAACTCAAACCTAGCTTCTAGCATATCACCTTTTTGAACAGCCTCTTGCATTTTAGACTGCTGCTCCATTAGTTGAACTTCCATCTCTTGTTGCATTTCAGCAATTTTAACTTTAACTTGATTGCCTATAGCTTTTAATACTTCTGTACTAGGTGGGGTTCTATAGAAAACGTTCATATAAGCTACTTTTATTTTTTCATATAGCTCATAAAAGTCTACTAATTCTTCATGCTCTCCTGTTTGAGGATCAATAGAATCAGAATAGTCAATATCTTTGTATGTAAAGTCTTTTTGATCTTTATCTAAAGATTTTTCTGTAAAATAATCTTCACTGTCTTGATTCCCAGCTGCTTTTTTAATTTTTGCTTTATAAGCAGGATATGTTTTCATTAAATGATTTTTAGGCAAAAGCTTTTTAATAAGTATATATGCTGCATCTTTAAACATCATATCTCTAGACTTAGGATCTACGTAAACATCAAAAGGTTCTGGGTTTTGTATAACTACTTCTCCCATTCCATGATCTTGATCTGTATCTACAGAAACCATTAGATACCCAATTGATTTTGTGATGCAATCATTTATTGCGTTTGCATACAAAGAAGATCCATCAGAATTATACCAAATAAAATCTGCCATATCAGAAAACACAGCTGCTACATCTACATCAGATCCTTCTGCTCCAATAGCCTGCCATCTAGGTTGTTGCGCAGTAGCATAAAAATTTAACATTTCTACAACAGGCATAATTCTGTTAATAGTAAATGTAGGCATTCCTTGTTCTTCTAGTGATATTCGCTCTTGTTCAGATAGTTGATTATCATTAGAAAAATCATAACCTTTTTGATTTATGTATTCCCATTGCGACCTAGAGTTTAATCTAGATTTATTAAATATATCTTTTATTCTTTGAGCAGTCTTATCCGTCTTCGGCATAATTCTATTCCTTTAGTTAATCTTTTAATTCAAAATGAGGAAAATCATCAAACTGATTGTCATCAACTTCAAAATTCATATTCCAGTCGCCACCCCAGCGAAGATTAATACCCATTGATTTAGCTATTCCTAAAACAAATCCTGCAAAAAGATGAAAACGCTCTCTATCATCCCAGTCAATAGGATAAGGGGCAACATCCACTGCCCTACTAGGATTAGAATTATGACGGCCGTTTGGGTATTTAACCTTTGTTTTACCTTCTTCAAATAATTTGTTTTGTCTTTCTGCACTTCTATGTCCTTCTAAAATACTGCAATCTACATGTTTAATTACTTCATTAAAAATTTTTTGTAATTTTTCATCACAAGTTGCTAATCTTTTTTTACTGCTATTTCCAAACTTTGGCATTACTTCTCCTTATGCTGTTACCCAACTTTTTGCTTTTGGCTTATGTTTATACCAATCTCCTTTTTTATTTTTCTTCATAGAGTTAGGAGGATTAGCATATTTACATGCATAAGCCAGGGCATCTATTACATCATCATGTCCCATTCTAGGACCAAAAGTCATTATCTCCCTTTGAAGATCATACTGAGTTTTTTTAATAAAGACTGAACCAACTGCAAACCTTTGTGCAAGTAGTTCTTGTATTCTATCTCTTTTAGACTGTCTATTACCTGGCTTTTCTGCAGCATATTTAACAGTAAACTCATTCCTTCTTCGCATTTCTGCATTAATTGCTTGAAATACTGGCTTTGACATAGTCGTGTCTTCAATGCAGAATAAATTTGGGCTGTATATTTTATTGTACTCAAAGATATAATCAACAATGCCTTTTTTATGATCTCCAGGTATACCAAGTACAGGTAACGAACGCTTCCTGAGATAATCAATAACATAGCAATTATTATCAGCGTCAATAGCCAGACAAAGTAAAACACTAAAGTCAGAATCCCTACGAGTGGAATCAGTAGCGGGATCAACGCCCACGAAAATGTTAACTGGCTGCTCGCCGTTTTCTTTAGTCCTAATATAATTAACACCAGATTCTTCGTCTCTATAAAATGATCCTTCCCAATATTTAATATGATTTCTATTAAAGATTGAATCTTCTTCATTTTGAACTTCCATCATATATTCTTGATAGAATTTTTGCGGCTGTCCACTGTCCGCATAAAACTTTTTCTTTCGCTCCATTTCCTTTGGCCCAAACCATCCTGGCCATAAAGGATTGCCATCTTCCATCAATGCTTTGTAAGTAATTACTTTCCAAGAGTATTCTTCACCTTGTGCTTTAGCTTTGATATGACCGTCAAGTATTCTTGTAGTAAACGCGTCGAAATGCACAGGCGTACCATTAATACGAAGGCGGCCGTCAGCTGGCTCCAAAGCAGGGAAGACCACCGCTGTAACAAGATTCGCGATTTTAGCCCTAGACTCAGACGTAACGGTATTATTTTCGTCCTCAAAATCGTCCAAGATGATAAGGTCGTATCTTTTATGCAGCTTAGCCCCGCCACGTATACCTGAAAGGTTTGACTTCGAGATAAGTTTGCAGCCATTTTTAAGTTCAATATCATCTTCTGTCCATTTTCTCCCTTTTAAATCACCGAAATAATAGCGTATTTTATCATTGTATTCCAAATGATATTTTACATAGTCTAGATTTGGAACAGATATTTTAGAAGACGCAGCAACCCACCCATAAAATAATGGATCTTGTGAAAAAACAAAATCATGTACAATATTGCACTTTGTAAGAACTGTTTTGCCGTGACCACGTGGTAGTATTACTCCTAATTGTCTATAATCCTTATTCATTAATGCATCTGCTACCTCATAATGAAAAAAGGGAGTTTCACTTCTCATAAAATCATCTGGTAAAAATAACTTCCCAAATGCTATAAGATCTGAATGTGCAAGCCTAAGCTCATCTTCCATCCTAGAAACATTATTAAAGTTTACATTAGCCATTTATTCAAACATGCTGTCTATTCTATCTTTTATTGCATCAAATATAGAATCATTGCTTGTATTTGATTGGTATCTTCTTGCAGCACCCATAGTTATAGGCCCAAGCATTTCATCATTATCTCCAGCATCTAAATATCCTAATTTAATAAGAAGGTTTTGAGCTTTTATAACATCATTTTTAGTAACCTTAGGAGACAATACTCTCCCAATTATTTCAGCTTCATCTCTATTATATACTGTTTCTGAACCCATTCCTTTAGGCATAGCTGCAGAGTAATAATACATTCCATCTAAGTAACCTTTTTTATTTGCCATTGCTAATCTCCTTTGGCCTTTTTGCCTCTTCTAAGGCATTATCACTAAATCCCTGAAAGACTCCAGCAGTTAATTGAGTAACTTGAGTTTTATTTTTGTCTTCCATGTCCATAATATCAGCCAGTTTAAAAAGAGCTTTAAGCTTAGTATCATCCTTTTCGGACGAGAGAATCACCTCCTTGATGTTCTTAAGTACAAAAGTTTCGTCTAACTCAAGCTCTTCCATAACTGGCTTTAATTCTTCTTTCATTGCAGTCATTATCCTTGTTGTTTGTGTTAATGTTCCAGCTTTTTCTAACGCATACCTAGGATTATCGGTAGGAAAAGATTTTAAATAAGCTTCTTGCATATTAACACCTTTAGATAAATATGCAACAAATAGTTTTTCACGCTTTGTTAGCTTTTTATTATCTTCCAACCTGTCTTTAGCTGTTCTTCCGCTAAAAGAATAAATATCTTCTCTCCTTGATGTATCCATTTTTGTGTTTTTAGAAACAGGAAAGGTTCCAGTGCATGTACCTACATACTCTCGAACCTTATTTTTTCCCATTCTTCTTAGCATATTACCTTTTCTAAGTATCTGTATTACACACTCATCATCTGCTTTTACCCAATCTCCTATAGTTGACTTTCTCCAGTCATTTACTACATTAAGATCTTCTGGTAAAGCATCCTCTGGGTCATATACTAAATGAAATTCTCTCCCAGCTTTATATTTACGCATTTAACACTTCCATTTACGTCTAGCTTTACAAATGCGTTTATCAGGATCTTTGCTACAATCTATATTATGCATTTTCATTTGTCCTAATGATCGTGCACAATATGATTTTTTACGCTTACCACCACCTGGCTG